TGCCTACTGGGCAGACAAGGAGAAGTGGTGATGGCACCCCGTAAGACTGCCAAGTACTACCAAGACAACCCTGAGGCTCGTAAGAAGAAGGCCGAGTACCAGAAGTCGTATGACCAGAAGCAGTCAGTCAAGGACAAGAAGGTCGAGCGTCGCTCTGAGCGTCGTGAGCGGGGGATCGACGGTCCTAACGACAAGAACAGCAAGAAGCCTGTAGCGAAGAAAGATATGTCTCACACCAAGAGTGGGAAACTTGTAGCAGAGAACAAGAGCACCAACCGTGCCCGTAATAGAGGAAAGAAGTAATGGCGGAGAAAAAGCCTGCAAAGAAGTCCACCGCTAAGAAGAAGACCGAATCCAAGGTCAACGAGGCTGGTAACTACACCAAGCCCGCCCTCCGCAAACGACTCTTCAATGAGATCAAAGCGGGAAGCAAAGGGGGCGACGCTGGGGAATGGTCAGCCCGTAAAAGTCAAATGCTTGCTAAGAAATACAAGGCCGCAGGCGGAGGCTACCGAGACTGATGCCTAAGAAAGCACCCCAAAAGTCTCTCGATAATTGGACTAAAGAAGACTGGGGAACCAAGTCCGGTAAGAACTCCACCCAAGGCAAGGGCGCAACAGGCGAGCGCTACATGCCGAAGAAGGCTCGGGACAAACTGAGTGACTCTGAATACAAGGCCACCAGCGACAAGAAGCGCGCAGGTGACAAGAAGGGCAAGCAACACGTGCCAAACACCAAGGCCGCTAAGAAGGCCACAAAGAGCAGTCGAGTAAAGAAGTAGTCTGCTACTCTTGATGTTGTACGTACGCCTGACGGGAGCACATAGTGCCTGTTGATTTTTGGTCTCCATCTTATAGAGCAAGTTCTAGTGACCTTACTGTCGCCATCTCGCCTTTGGGCTTGGTGGAACTCGCTGACGAAGAGTTCGAGATCCATGGTCCCCGTCTCAACCGTTACGCCTCTGCATGGGCGTGGTATCTAGGACACCACTGGAGCCACCGCCGTGAGATGGGTGAGCCAAACATCTATCTCAACTACATCCGCACCATGTCGGACTACATCACGAACTTCACGTTCGGCAGGAGCGTACAGTTCAAGACCCCTGAAGCGACGGGGGCGATCATTCCTCACGTCCTCCAGAAGGTATGGGAAGTCGACAACGACAAGTACAAGGTTCTGTGGGAGATGGGTCAGTTGGCCGGTGTCACCGGAGACTGCTTCGTCAAAGTTGCGTACGAAGAACCGTGGGAGGACTCACTCGGAGTCATCCACCCCGGCAAGACTCGTATCATCCCGCTGAACTCGGCGTACTGTTTCCCCGAGTACCACCCTCACGACCGTGACCGCATCCTGCGGTTCAAACTCAAGTACCGGTTCTGGGGCACGAGCCCTGAAGGTACACGTCAGGTCTACACGTTCACTGAGATTCTTACCGACGACACTGTCGAGCAGTACATCAACGATGAGTTGATAGACCAATACGACAACCCCATCGGCAAAGTTCCCGTAATTCATATTCCGAATGTCAGCATCTCGTCCTCACCGTGGGGACAGTCAGACATCTGGGACATCATCCCACTGAACCGCGAGTTGAACGAGAAGATGACCGAGGTGTCGGACATCGTCAACTACCACAGCGCTCCCGTCACCATCATCACAGGTGCGAAGGCTTCGCAGTTGGAGCGCGGTGCGAAGAAGGTGTGGGCTGGTTTGCCTAAAGACGCTCGTGTCTACAACCTCGAATCGAGCGGTGAGATGGCGGGCGCACTCAACTACGTGCAGGTCATCAAACAGGCGATGCACGAGATTACTGGCGTCCCCGAGACAGCGTTGGGCCGTACCCAGCCGATATCAAATACGTCCGGTGTGGCACTTGCGATCCAATATCAGCCCATGATGAACCGATATCATATGAAGAAGACCCACTTCTCGAAGGGTCTTGTTCAACTGAACGAACTCATCATCCGCACGCAGGCTGTCCATGAACCAGAGACGTTGCAGTGGAATCCGTCCGAGGCGACGTACCCAGAACGGGACATGCTGACCGTCCTCGACCCCCGAGATCCAAATACATATCGTACTACTATCCACTGGCCTGATCCCTTGCCGGTCGACCAACTCATCAAACTCAATGAGTTGCAAGCGAAGATGGCGATGGGTCTCGAATCGAAGCGTGGTGCCCTCCGCGCACTCGGTGAAGAGTTCCCGAATGAGAAGATGGCCGAGATCTTTGAAGAGTTGCGAGACGACGCCATGGATCAAGGTGCCCTCGAACTCTTGAACGCACAGATCGGTGCATCGGTGATGTCACTGACTGGAATGGTTTCCCCTGATGGGGCGCAACCCGCTAACGGCGACGTAACTAGCGCCGGAGGCTCTGACGTAACTTCTTCCGGTTCTTCTGATGAAGATCCGGGGATATTGCCGGGGGTAGCACCCTCCGGTGATGCAGTAAATCAATTGGTGCAGAGAGCGTATGGAGCACAACTCGCCCAACGGCGAGTTCCAGACGCTGAATAGGTAGACGATTAGTTTTCAAACCCAGCCATATAAGCACGACAACGTGAGGTATTAACCATGGAAGAACAGAACGGCGATGCCGTAACCATCGACGCCCCCGCTGAGCAAGTTGCAGAGCAAGTTGCAGAGCCAACTCCTACACGAACAACGAAAGAATCTCGTATGTTCTCACAGGAAGAGGTTGAGGGGATCCGGCGTCAAGAGAAGGACAAACTCTATGACCGCATCAACAAGTTGCAGGAACAAGTAGAGGTGTTCAACACAGAGCGCGATGAGCAGAAACGCCTCGCTGAAGAGATCTCCGCACGAGAAGCGGAAGAGCGTCGTCAGCGTGAAGAGGCCGAGATGTCTGCTAAAGAACTGCTCCTCAAACGAGAGGACGAGTTCGAGAAGCGCCTGAACTCTGCACAGGAGGAGTGGGAGCAAAAGTTCACCTCCCTCCAACAGGAGAGCGAGGCACAGAAAGCCGTGCTCGAACAAGAACGTCGCTATCAGGAGATCGAGTCTTACAAGTCTCGGCGCATTGCCGAGGAGCAAGACAGCATCATGCCTGAACTTATGGATTTCATTCGAGGAAATTCAGAAGAGGAAATTGATAGCGCAATTTCTGCTGTTAAGGACAGAACGTCTGCTATTCTGGAGAATATCCAGCAGGCAATGCCTCAACAGCAACGCCTGCGGGGAGTCCCGGCAACGGGGTCAACCCCAAATGGGCCAATGGAAAACATGACGGAGCAACAGACGTATACATCAGCAGACATTGCTGGTATGTCGATGGAACAGTACGCACAAGTTAGAGACAGGCTCTTGGCATCAGCCTCCATGCGAGGTCGCTAACACCCAACTAACAACCTATCCTACGGAGGATAAATCATGGCCCTTCCAGCCCCAACAGGTGGCGCGATTACGGGTGCCGATCTCGGATCTATTTCGACGACCGGTTACTCATCAGACGCCACACTCTCCCCAGCAATCCAGCAGATCTGGTCAAAGGAAATCCTTTTCCAAGCGATGCCAGTTCTCCGCTTCGAGCAGTTCGCTGTTAAGAAGACGGAACTCGGCGTTCAGCCCGGTCTGACCATTAACTTCATGCGTTACAACAACCTCGACGTCGACCAGACTGGTTCTGAGTTGACTGAAGGTGTTCGTATGGAGCCAACGTCACTGACCGCATCGCAAATCCAGATCACCGTCAAGGAGCACGGTAAGGCAGTCGCCGTCACCGAGTTGCTCCTCAATGCGGCATTCGACGACGTCATGGCTTCGGCCTCACGTCTCCTCGGACGTCACATGGCGCAGTCAATGGATACGCAAGCACGCAACACGCTCTACGATGCCGCCGTTCCTTTCGGTGGTGGTTCAGCAGTCGCTCCGAACGTCGTGTTCGGTCGTACCGCCGCAACCAGCCGTGGAGCAATCAGCCCATACGACGCAGGTACGGTCGGCACCGCCGCCGCCCCCGGCTACCTCTCACCAGCAACCATCAAGGACGCTGTCGAGGTTCTCGCCGGACAGAACATCCCGCGTTTGGGCGACACCTACGTTTGCTTCGTCCACCCAGCACAGAGCCGCTCGCTCCGCGACTGGCCTGAGTTCATCGAGGTCACGAAGTACGCCGCACCCGGTAACTTCATGCTTGGTGAAATCGGACGTATCTACGACGTTGTGTTCATCGAGACCACACAGGTCGCTCAGGGTCTCACCGGCGCAAGCGCTGGCGATCCTCTCGACGCAGTGACTGACCTCGATACCGACGG